CGAGAAAGTCCTTTAGCACAATGCTCAATGTAACCAGGAAAGACCACAACTCTGCCAAACTTCGGTACAACCGCTTTAATAACTTCACCTTTATCGTAGAACATTGTTTCACCACCCCAACCATAATCCCACTCCTCATTTAAATAGATTATAACTGTATGATCTTCTTTGCGTTGACTATCTGTATGGATGTAACCTTCTGTACCAAACGTATGTCGATTAGCATAACAACGTGTTAATAAACCTTGTCCTTTAAAATATTCTGCATTTAATATATCCCATACATCTTTAAATTCTTTAGGCAACTTTTTAGCTACATCAGTTGGGTTATGCATTGTAGTTTTAGTGATGTCTGCATTCCAATGACCATAAGGTATATTAGGATCAGATGGCCAGCCATAACTCCAATTTGCTTTTTCTAACCACACATTACATTGACCTAATGTACTCTTAGATATTACGTTGTCTAAAATTTTAATCACTTAATTTTAAAGTCTTCTTCTGTTAATATCGGTATATCTTTTTTAGCATCACGTACCATCATTTCAAGTAAACCTACAATTTCACTGGGACTATCTGCTACAACTTCATCATGTTCACTAAATGCCATGAGTTCGCCTGTTTCTCTATAAAAAACTTCGTTTAAAGCATAATAGATTTCGCCTGTCTCTTTGCATTTACGTTTGATGATTCTGTAGTTCCAAGTCATTCTTTATCTTTATCCTTATCTTTATTCATTGTATGGATATGTTTTTCTTTTGGTATAGTAAAAATTTCAATAGGAATATCTTTTCTTTTATAAGCATTGTCACGACCTAATTTATAGCCCGCTATCCATGCCTGCCACATTTTTTCATCATCATATTTAAGCTCACACATACTAGGGCTTTGTAAAAATACTCTTTCATACCACCATGTAAACTCTTCGTTCAATTCAGGTTTCATTTTTTCTCCTAATAGTATGCAGCTTTCTTTTTATACTTATACAAGAAGTCATCTTCTGGTTCATCACTAGGTAACCTAATAAAGCCACCTTGTCTAAATCGTAGCAGAGCTAGCGTCGTGCTGTCGACCATGTCATCATTCGTTCCACTAGGGAAGTCGTTACACTGTTCTATTAACTCGTGTGCCCATCGTCTGTCGGGTGCCCAAACAATTCCGCTTGAGAATAAATCCGATACAGCATTGACTCTTGAAATCTTGTCTTGCCCTTTACCAGGAGTAAACTCACCCACAGGTATGCCCATACGACGCATCTCTTGATATAGTGCAGCGCCATTAGACTTCTTTTCCACCATGAATGCATCGGGTTCCCACTCCTTATATTCTTCTAACACCATCTTTTTCAACTCAGGAAACTCAAGTCGTAAGTTAATCACATTTAATAGTATGATGTTATGGTTATTAGTTTCTTCATTAAAGAAGACACCCCAAGTTGTTAATGCGTTGTAGTCAGCACGTGTATTAGCTTCTTGGGCCGCGTCTAAACTCATAATAATAAATTCACATGGCGGTGGATTATCTTCTTCCCACATCTGCCACCACTCTCGTTTTATGAGAGCACCTTCTTCTGATACTGGATTTTGTAAATACTGAGCATTCCAATATCTTATATCTAATACAGCACGTTTGCCTTGTAACTCTTCTAAACTCCAGAAGTCTGGCCATAGTGGTCTTTCTTCACCATTAGGTCCTTTTAATATTGCAGGGAACTCAACCACTTCCCATGGCTCTCCGCCTTCTATCTTATTCATTTGATTGATAATCTGGCCAGTTAAATCTAGCTTAGACCATCTTGTCATTACTACAATAATCGCTCCACCAGGCATAAGACGCTGAATAGGACCAGACTGAAACCACTCCCAAGCAGGTAGAAAAACACTTGGGTTTCCTGTCTTCGCATCTTGTTCTGAATGAGGATCATCAATGATAAATAAATCGGCGCCACGACCAGCAAGAGCGCCCCCCACACCGATGGCAAAGTACTCGCCATTAAAATTAGTACCCCAACGTGATGCGGACTTAGAATCACTCTGCAATTCTACCTTTGGAAAAATGTCTTTATACGGTTCACTATCGACAAGGTTACGTACACGACGCCCAAAGTTAACTGCAAGATCAGCTGTATGAGATGCCATAATGATTTTTTTATGTGGAAACTTACCCAAAAACCACGCTGGCGCCAAGTAAGAGATAAGCTCAGATTTCCCATGTCGCGGTGCAATATTGACAATAATACGTTTCTTCTTACCATTCGCAATGTCCTCAAATAATTTAGCCAGTCTTTTATGATGTGCTCCTACTTTATAGCCAGGATATACATGGTCAATAAAATCTAAAAACGATTCACGACCCACATCTTGTATAAGTGTTCCTTCTGTAATCTTAGCCAACGCATCGACTTCAACTTTTTCATCTTTTTTTAATTTAGACTCTAGTGCTTGTAGCGTTTTAACATGGTTAGCTATTTTCTGCTCTAGTGATAACTCCTCTTCACTCACCGTGTTCAATGATCTCACCTTTTACTTCTTTAGCATCTTCAGACTCTAATCTTTTTTGTACCTTACTTACCAAAGCGGCTAGCTTGCGTTCTACTTCCTCTAGTGGCATATTAGTATGAACGACTTCTGTATGCTTTTTAAATGCATCTACACCATCAACTTCACCAATAGCTCTTAGTGCTGTGATTCTTTCTTTGGATTTATCTGCAGTAAAGGCTTCTTTAAGTAAACCATTCACAACAACTGTCTTTAAATCCTTTAATTCATCAACAACATGGGTATCTAACTCAGCCACCATGCCAGCTAACGACGCTAGGGTACTATTTTTGTATTTTTTAAGCTGAATTTTGGTCTTTGGCTCGGCAATTATAGTTTTACCAAGATGTTTTGCCTCATCTATGTCTTCTTGTGTAGGTTTTATCTCCTCGCCCATGATGTCTGAACATAGTTTAATGGTATTAACCATCATTTCTAGCTCTTCTTCAGTGCTTAGTTCGGGTAATGCCTCGGTGGCATTCTTGGGGAGGGGTATATCTTGCTCTAATGGGGGCATCAAAACAACGGAATCGTCGTTAAGTGATTGAATTTCTTCTGTTTTTTGGTCTGTCATGTGTCGCTAGAATGTACTCTGTTAAAAGTTTGCAACTAATATAAGTATATTACACCATATTTCACATAACCTGCAACATTTTTTAGTATAATGTATCTATGAATACCACTCTAACCAAAAAGAATTTAGAGATTCTATATAACATGGCTTGCCAGATGGCACCCTTCAACAAACTCCCTATGCCTAAATCTTCTAAAGTTAAATTCAAAGTGATTAAGAACCCTGATATATATGGTTGCTTTGATGAACATGAGATGGAGATACAGATTAGTTCTAATGCATGCGGGCACTTCACAACAATCTTCCAGACTCTACTACATGAAATGGTTCACCTAGCTTTATATGTTCGTGGCGATGATGACTTCCATGAGCATGGTCCTAAATTCCTCCGTATCAAAGCAGTCTACTCCGAGTTATATAACTTCGATCCTAAAGCAATCTAGATTTTATTTCCTTTTTTTATATTCTCTACTGCTGTTATTATTTGTAGATTAGATGGTATATGGAGTCCTGATACTACTTCACCTCGTAATGGGTAAATATGATCTACATGCCATTTAATTCCTGTATCAATTGTTTTTTGCATAGCTTCAGTATATATTTTTTTAATTTGAATATGGTCTTCTTGACTTAACCATTTGGGTGTTCGTTGGATTTTACATGCTCTTCGTTTAGCTCTTTTAGCGGCGTTTCTTCCAGCATTCTCAGGTTTATTTCTATATTTTTTAGCTGCTATTCTTGCAGCTTCTTTTTTCTCTTCTGTAGTTCTAGTTGATAAAGGCCTTCCTTTTTTGCCATACTTTTGTGTCTTTTTTCTAGCCGCATTTTTATATAGCCGTCTACACTCTACACAGTCTTGATTAGCTACGTATCTTGTTGTTCCATGGCCATGCTTACAGGGCAAACCTTCGTAACGAGATTTACCTTCTGCTTTAGCTCTAAGTCTAGGGGTGTCATATTTCATAATCGTATAATAACATAATGTGGGGGGTGGGGCAAGTTTTCAAATTTTTTTATATAATTTTTAGATATGTCAAGTTTATTTAGTAAGGGGGTAGTTTGGTATGTGATGTATTATTTGTGTAAGTCTTGGGGTGTGGGGTGCGAGATGGTACCAAATCTAACTTTGGGGGTATGGGGGTCTTTATATAGCATAATTGGCCATGCAATTACTTTACATTAAACGCTTGATAACCTAAAGTTCTATTCATGCGCAAGACATTTTAGTCATAGGCATATGACATTTTAAAATGAAAGGTTCTAAAAACATTATGAATACATCATTAAATGTTAAGCAATTCGGTTATAAATTTGCAGTATCAGGTGATAATACAAAAGCGTTAGCGCGTGAATTTCATGGTACTTATCCTAATTTTCCTGATAACGTATCAGACGAAATTAAAGCGGATTTGGATAACGGCGCAATTCTACGTTATGCCGAAAATAACGCTTCAAAAGAAGGGTTCTATGTTTTAGACGGTTCCGCTTATAAGCAAGTAAGTGAAGCGGATTTTAAAGCTTCAAAAGGTGATAAGTATCATTTGACCGTTGCCAATGCTACAGGTTTAACAGGCCAAGCTTTCGGCGCGTTAAAAACTAAAAACCCAGCGCTTCACACCTTGCTAAAAGATTTGCGAAAAGGTGCGCTTGAATACGCTAGGGCTAAATTTAACGGCCTAGTATCAGAGGTCAATAAAATCAAAAACGAAGGTAAACAACGCGAACGTGGCGCAACGCGAACCTTTGCCGAAACCTTGAATGAGTTTTTTGATGGGTTGCCTAAAAAAGCCAAAAACGCGTTAGCGCGTGGTGATGATACGGTGAATGACGCGAAGCTTAAATTAGCGATAGCTAAATTCAAAACTGAATACTTTGGTAATTATAAAGCGAAGGTTCAAGAATAACATTGAGGGCCCTTCGGGGCCCTTTTTTTTTGGCCTACGTTTTTTGATACCAGTAACTATCTATGTTAGCGTATTGCGTAAGATATAATCTAACCATGGTAGTACGTAGCTACCATACGTTGGCCACGTGGTTAATTGATACCAGTTGAGAGTCGTCGTGGTCGCTTGCGTTGTTTGCGTGGTTAGAGATATGTTTTAATGAAGTAATAGCTAGAAGTTTAATTAGCGTAATTGATGTTCCAATGTTGTTATATATCTTAGCTGATGGTTTAGTCTATCATTGGGTGGTTTCTAAAATGATAGGTGTGTTGTTCCACTATGTTGTTCCACTATGTATGGATTTGTTCCAACTTGTTCCAAAAAAAGTCCTTTATAATCAACGTTGTTCCAATGTTCCACCGATTTTGAAGTATACCCCCCTATTTTGAGAAGTTATAAAGCAAGACCTTGTTTTTCCCTCTGCATAACCAAAAATATCAATTTGCCACAGACGCCCTATATATTGCAAAAATAGTGGAACAAGTGGAACAACTACTACTACTACTATAAAAAATATATATTATATATAATAAAAACAATGAGTTAGCAAAACACAACCTAAAGCAATTTGTTCCTATTAGTAAAGTTTCAAAAGTGGAACAAGGTGGAACAAGTGGAACAACTTTGGACCTGCCGATCCATGCTAGAAACAACATTTGTAAATAAAAAGTTTATATAAAAGCTAGTAACCCTTCCAATCATTTTCCATTTTTTTCTTATTTGCATCCCAAGTTTCTTGCTGAATTCTTCGCATCTCT